TTGCACCAGGTTTAGACACGATAACAACTATAAATCGCACCATAAATACAACAACCACCGTAACCGTAGAAGCTACCTTTGGGCAATAGCTCTAATCCTTTGTCCTGCAAGGGTTTTGGCTAATACAACAGTTGCAAGTCCTAGCTCTAATGCACAGGGAACAGTCAATAATAATGCAACTATGATTGCACCTCAATCAACACCTCAGTTTCGTATGTCGCAGGGTATTGTTTGTTCTTCTCCTAGCCTTACAATTACTCCTTATGTAACAGATGCGTGGTCATTCAATCGACCTATAGAAACTGTTACCAGACAGAATATTTATGATGAAGATACTGGAGCGATTAAGTATGTACAGGAAACACCAAGATTTGAAAAAGATAATTATAACTTAAATTATGGAATCTCAGCACAAATTAGTATTCCGTTAGGTAAAGCTCCTGACTTATGTTTAGCAGCAACAGAAGTAAATATAAAAAATCAAAAAATATTATACGAAAAGACAAAATTAGAACTTGCATTAT